GCTTCTACAAAGTTTAATGTATTATCAACAATATTATAATTACCATCTACCTTAGTAACTACAGCTCCAGTTCCATATCCTGCCAAAGCAGTTCCTGCCCAAGGTCTTCTAACTCTAATAAGATTATTATTTCCTCCAGAACCAACAGCATCAATTCTCAGTATTTCATTACCAATTTTAATTAAATCACCACCATAGAATGAAGTAATTCCAGCAAATTCAATATTATCATCTGTAGTAAATACTTGATTTGTTAAATGAGTAGTTACAGCAGTTGATACAATAGGAGATTGGAGAATATTATCTAAAGAAAGTAAAGCCTTGTTATTCTGATTAACAGCATTAAAACAGTGAGAGGTTCCAATACCCACACTTGTAATATCAACCACCTCTGGGACTGTCTTAAGTGCCTTAGAGACACTCTCTGCAAGCTTAATGGTTTCATCATCAATCTTAACTGCATATACTGTAGTTGGTAATAGGGTAGTTGTACCAATTCCAGCAAATCCAGTAGTACTAGCAATTCCAATTGACATAGTATAACCAGTACCAGGATTGGTGTAAACAAGTTCTTCACCAGTAACAAAGAAATGATTTGGAAGGTTGATAGTATTATTATCAGTATCAATTATACCAGTGCTACTACCATCAAATGGTTTTCTAAAGATTGGATCAGTTTTGTGTGATAATCCAAATGCTCTTAATACAGTACTTTCAGTTCCTGTATATTCACCAAATCCACTTTCAATAGCACCATTATTAAAATCAATAGTTTCCTTAGTATCATCCTGTATTCTTACAGCATTCATATACACATTAACTTGTGCATTAATACTTGCTACAGGAGTATAAAGTAAAGAAACGGTTCCTGCAGAAGATACTTTTGATCCAAATGTTCCGAGTCCAGTTGGAGCAACTCCAGAAGCAACATTACCCCAATCTACATCATATGTTTCTAATGTTTCTCCTGACACAAAATCAGTAACTACAGCAAACTCAAACATCTCATAGACTTGATTTGTTGCATCAGTAACCTGAACAGTTCCATAAGCAGCTTCATAATCACTTGGCCATGAACCAACGGTATTAATTCCAGGTGAAGATGAAGATTCTATTTCAGTTGTTCTACTCTCTAACCTTGCATGTCTAAGATCAACAGTTCCAATACCAGTATAAGTAGAATCTGCCATACCAACAAGGATAGTATTAATAACACCAGTTGTTCCTATACCAACTTCTGAATTAGCAATAAAATCAACCTTTAATTGTGTCCCATCAATATAACCACGATAAGTTCCTAAACCACCAATTGCTTCTGGAGTAGCAACTGTAGTCATTCTTCCATATTCCATTATATCAACTTCATCACCATTATGAATAATGTTCAACTGGGTAAATTCATGTTCCTTACCACTAATATCAGGATTGATATTAATCATAACTTTAGCAGACCTGTAAGTACTTGCAATACCTACAATCGTTGTGGTTCCAATTCCAGTTCCTATTGAAACACTTTCAGAATCAACTAATGATCTACCAATAACAGTACTTCCAGTACTTAACAAATTATCATCAAGATTATAAGAAAGGCTAGAAACCCAGTAATCATTAACAGAATATTTTACAGGATAGAAGTTTAATTGACCATCACTACCAGAAATATTAAAGTCAAAATCTCCCTGATCATAAACTGATTCAACTCTACCATATTGATTAATATATCCAAACGCATTATCATGAATAATATCAACAATCATCAATTGTCTTTGAGCACCAAATCTTTTATCTCTAACATAAGTGATATATTTTAATGCTCTTCTATCTGCTAATGTAAAAGTATTAACAGTACTAAATCTAGTTGCTCTTGGATTACTATTAAATGTACCACTAAAGTCATCAATAGAAACAACCCTATTTCCAACAGATTCTGAATAATCTTTTAATATTCTACTTGAGAAAGTTATTTCAGTAGAAACAGAATCATTTTCATTAACTTGCAACGCATTCTCAGAAACTAAATCAAAATCATAAACACAATTTAAATCACCAATACCATACATATCATTTACCACAGAAACATCTGATAGTTCGGTAGATAATCCAACTTTAGTTGAAGCAGTTGTTTCTAGTTGATAATCAGAAAACTTTTTAAATCCTAATGTATGATTTAAAGAAGAAACAGCATCATTCCATGTTTCATAATCAACTCTGGAACTCAAAGAATAAGAAAGATTTTGATAATAATCACTATCTTGAACTTTTTGCAAATTGGTATTAAGGAATCCAGAATCAGTTTCCCAACCTTTTTCTACTCTAGAAGTTGCATTTAATTTAATGTAAGAATCAAAAGTTTTTATAGAGGATGCTAATCCTTGAGTTCCTGAAGTTAATCCTTTTAAAACATCACTAACTACAAATCCATCTGTATTAGAAACTCTTAAAATACCAGTATTTGGATTCCAACTTTCAACAGTTCCTCTAGTACTGCTAATTGAACCACTAACTGTTTCATTCTCAGAAAAATCATTAGGTCTTAACTTAACATCAAAAGTTGGCATAAACTTCTGAGGGACAATTCTTCCTGAAGAATTAATAAAATCATAAGTACCTGGAGACATACCAGGAGCTAATCCTGTAAAGTAATTAGAAAGATTATATGTAACAGTACCAATTCCTCCATAATTTTGATCAACTGCTGTTATTTCAAATAATTCATAATCATAATTTTCAGAGTTATATCCTCTTGAAGTAGTACCAATTCCAACACCTACTCCTTCAACAAATACTTTATCTCCAACTGCAATTGGGAATGAATCAGCAGTGCTAAATCCAACAGATAATTGTATCGTTACATCATAATTTTCTGTATTAAATCCAACAGTAGCAATTCCAATACCATTACTATTTTTATCAGTAATAATAGTAGGAGGAGAATTACTAATACCTTTAGTATTCTTTAAAATTTCTACTTTAGGATTTCCTAATGTATATTTTAAATCAAGATCTAAAACTGGTTTTTTAGTTTTTCCATCAATAAGAACTAAATCTGGAGCAGAAATATATCCTCTTCCCAAAGATGTTATACCAATAGATTCAACAGAAGTTAAAGCATCTATTTTAATAATCTGAGGTAAAGCAGCATCTGGTTTTACCGTAGTATCAGATGGAAAATCATATCCAATATCTTTGATTTTTAATTTTTTAATTTTTCCAATTGAAGTACTCTTTGCTTCAATAATAGCACCACTACCAACCTCACTATTAATTGTAGAAATACCTGGAAGATTATAATAATTTTTACCTTTACTCTTTATTTCAAAGTTTGCAATAGCACCGTATGCAGTTGGACTATCTGTTTCATAAGATACCATAGATGTAGTTCCATAAGAAAGTCTTTCTGGAAATTCCCTTAAAGTATATGTAAATTCATTTGTAGCACCTATAGTAACCCTCTGTTTTCCACTATAAAAACTCTCACTAAGTTGTACTTCATTATTAGACAAAACTTCAGTATCTACGACTATCTCACTCTTAACTGAAGGTAAACTACTTTCGAGAATAGGATCTAAAGTATAATAAAGTCTTTCTGGAATATCTTTAGTAACTGCTAAAGTAACTTTAGCATCAGCTGTTACTCCTGGAGTTCCATTTCTTGTAACATTAAAAGTTTTAGATAGTGGAGAAGTATCCCATTGTTTTGTTAAATTCTGATCACTATAGAAATTCAATAAAAATGCTGGATAATTTGTAGACTGAGCAACATATCCTAAAGAATCATCAGTAAGATCGAATTCAACAATAGAATTTTTATATACTTTTATTGATGGATTAATTTGACTTATTGTGCCAGCAGAAGTACTAGTAATACCAATTACATCTGGTTTTGATTCTCTTGCATCATAATCAGTTTTGGTTAATTTAAATTTATTACTATCAATCTTTAGAATATAATAAATTCCATTATTCTCCAAACCACCTACAGAGGTAGAAGCTGTATGAATAATTTTATCCCCAGTCTCATATCCATGATCATTTATTGTAAAGGCATTAGTAGTAGTATTAACTTCTGAAGCAACAAATGATTTTGGATTAACTATAAGTCTTCTATTACAATCATTATACTTGACAGTTACAGTTGTTGTTAAACCAGAAACAACATTCATATAGACATTTTCATAATTCAATAATCCATGAGTTTCTCCAGTTGAAACTGTAGCAGTAATTCTATCAATTTCTCCAGTAATTACATCATAATTAGTCTTAAAGCTATGATAAACTCCAGTACCCAATCCAGAGAAGAATACTGTTGTACTACCCCTCTGTGTGCTTGCAATGCCCACAAAAGTACCTGTGCTACCTAAACCTACCTTAACAGTGGATATGCCTATTAAGTCTTCAGTAATAGCAGCAGCATAAACTGTTTCACCATTAGTTAATGTATTGATACCTGTATAAACAGCATCTGCTCCATCCCATCTAATATTAAGACCTTCTCCTTGATTGGGAGAATATGTTAATTTATCACCCGTCTTAAATCCATGATCAGGAAGATAAATTGCTTTTGTTTGAATAAATTTTTGAGTTAGTCCAATTCCAGGATTACTAAATGCAATTGTGGTTCCAATACCAACTCCAGATCTTGTACCTAAACCAACTGAATCAACTGGGTTAAAATATACTTGCGTATTTACCCTATATTCATAATCTGAGGTAAATCCAGAATTAACAGTAAGTCTTCTTGGTTTTTCAAGAATTTCAGATGTTATTGTATGAGAAACTCCCGTAACTCCATTAACAGCTCTAAGAACCCTAATTCTTGCAAGATTAGGTTCTACATTTAATACCTTTAATGTTTCTGTTCCGATTCCAAGAAGGTCATTAGATTGAAGTAGTGATAAATCTCCACGAACATCAACATGAGTTACTATACCTGTAGCACCATCAGTCCCAATAGCAACAGCAGTAGTTCCAACTCCAGTTACACTAAGTTTCGTTGAAGTAATTCCAGCATTATATACTCCTCCAATTTCAGAAGAAGTTGTAGATAATCCTGTAACTGTAATAATATCACTATTAACCCATTGGTGAGGTTCTGCCGAAACAATACTATAAATTCCTTTTTGAGATGAGGGGTATATTTCAACATCGGTTATACTACTAGTTGCAGCACTTACACTACTTACGGGTTTACCAAGAATTCTTGAAACTGAAGCACCTGCATCAAATCCTTTAGTATCAGAATTATCAAATATTACCTTATCCCCAATCTTATAATTCTTACCACCAGTTTCAATTCCAATACTTTCTACAAAACCTGGTTGAGTTCCTACAACATCTATAGTTTGTGATAAATTATTAGGTAATGGTAGATATGGATAGTATACCTTATCATCATAAATTAAATTATAAGGAGTAGTATTTCTACACCATTTACTACCATCAAGATCATACTCATCTTGATTTGAAGAAACTAAGAAATTAAAATCATTAGGTGTAGAATAATAATTTTTACCAATCAAATAAGGAAATATGGGTAATTTGTATCCATTAAATTGCCCTCCTTGTTCAGCACCAAAATCATCAATCGTTGCAAAATAAGCATAAGTTCCAGCTGGGAATTGTGGAGTAACACAAAATCTCCCATTATTTTCATCAAGGACAGTTTCATCACTTACTGGTTTGTAGGTATAATCATCAGTAAAAAATCCTGCAGGAAAAACATTTAACGGTGGTCTATTTTCCTTTATTGAAGCTTCTTCAACATATCCAGATTTCATCTGGGCAACTGTACCACCTGCCTTCTTAACATATCCATATGGTCCATAAATAGGATTTCCATCATATGCATAACCAATAATAGGGGAATGATTATCAGATGCAGTTTCTTGCCCATTAACCTTTCTTAAATCTTGTTCACCATATAAAGATTTTCCTTCCTGATTAGTGGAATAGATTGTTTGCCTTAATTTTCTAGGAGCATATAAATGGTTATACTGTAGTTCAATATTACCGTCTTTTATAAATCCATCATCATCTGTAATTTGATCAGTTTGATAATATTTTTCAAATAAATTAATATCCCATTTTTGAATATTAGCTCTTACTTTACAATCCCTTCCAGCATTAAGAACATCAATCGAAGTATTATCTTTAATATATCCAACTCCTTTATGAATTACATTAACATCCTCTAAAATATAATTAACAGTAGTTCCTATACCTACAGAGGAAGCATTGTTATTAAGATCAACTACTTTTAAAATAGGAGTTATTACAGCACCTGCACCAGATCCATTTATTTGTAAATTTGGTGGAGAATTGTAATTAGTTCCTTTATTTTCTACAATAACATCAATAATCTGACCATTGCTAACAATAGGTGTAAGTTGTGCATTAGATCCAGATAATAAAGTTATTTCTGGTTCTCTAACAAAATTAATAATTTCAGATGCTCCATATCCAACTCCATTATTTGATAAATGAATGGATGTTATTTCACCTCTAATTATTGGTTGAACTTTAACTTCAAAAGTCTCAGATCCAACTGAAGAAATACCAACATCACCAATTATACTTACACTAATATCCTGATAATTGAATGAATGTGTTCCTACCCCAATGTTAGTCAAAGGACGGTATTGTTTTGTTTTATAATAAAAATCACTGCTTGTAGTTCCTACTCCAACACTTGATAATTTAAAATTATCTTTATCTACTTTAGTAACATAAAAATCAGTAGAGGTAGTAAGACCTGCTATAGGAGTTCCCTCACAAGAATAAGATATAATTTCCCCAGATTCATAATCATGATTTTCAATTTTTATTGAATTTAAAGATGTGTTTATACCTGCAGGAACTGCAGTTCTCTTTTTATTTTGATATCCACTTCCACCAGAAAGTACATTAATAGATTCTACTACTGATCTTTTATCAACAGATTCTATATATTGTTTTCCTATTCCCTTAGAAGTTAATGTAATTGTATTAATTCCAGCAAGAACACCTGCTTCATCTTTATGAAGTCTAATTGTTGTTCCACCAGTTCCAACAAGAGCAGCAAAATATGTTGAACTAGTAGTTAATCCACCAATAACTTTTTGATTATCTGTAATATATAAAACTTCCTCTGCATTTTTAAATTTATGATATGTAGTAAATCCAATTGTAGAAGGTAAAGTTGAATCTGTATCAAGACCTATTCTTGGAGAATCTGCATCAAAGGCAGCAGTATGAGATATCTCTTGCATGTTTACAGAAACACGAGACCCTGAACCATTACCACCAGTAATTTTTATTGTAGGTGTTTCTCTATAATCAAACCCTGAATCAATGATTCTCATTTCTTTCAAAGATCCAGATATAGCAACATATCCAGTAGCACCAACACCAACAGAATCTTTAATATGTAAAAATGGAGGATTAATTACATCATAATCTCTTCCACCAGCAAGAATGTCTATACTTTGAAGTTTACCATAATGAACTTGATCAAAAGATTTATAATTTAAAACTTCAACACCATTTACTAATATACCAGTATGACCTGGTGTAGTTTCAAATACAGTTCCTGTATTATCTGGTGGGCATATTTCTCTTAATATTTTTTGTGAAGTTAAGGTCTTATTATTAAATTTAAATGGTGATATTTTATTATTAGTTACAATACCAACTTGATCTTGGGTAATAAACTTTTCATTATAAAGATCTGAACCACTTTTTGCAAATTTAAGTGTTGTTTCATTTACTCTTTTAACAAAATAAAGACCTTCATCCATTAAAGAAGATTTTACAACAAAATTGTCTAAAGAAGTTCCACTAGTAGGATCTACATAAGCATCATTAATTATTTGTGGAGTATAATAAATCGCATCACCAGTATAGAATCCATGATCAAAAATAGGAACTCCAGAAGGAGTAGTAGTAGAATTTGTTATAACTTCATATTCATCTCCAAGAAAACTACCACTAAAAATTATCTTACCATCTTTAACACCTAAAGATTGAGCACCATATGTTGGAATAGAAGGGGATGCTATAAGTAACTTTTCTGTACCCTTTTCCAAATATACATTTTGTATATTAGTTGCAAAATCAGAAGCTTCTGGAAAATTAATAGCATTAGATTTTAATATTTGCCTTTCAACAGTATAATTTAAGTTTGAGTTAATTTCTCCCTGACCTTTAATAATAAAAGATCTAGCAGATGTTAATTGAGTTATATCAGATACAGGTAAATTTCGACCATCACTACCAACCAAAATAGCAACAGACTTATCTCCTATTTTAAAATCATGATCAGTAGTTAATATAATTTCATAAGTCCAATCAGAAGCATCTTTAAGAGTAATACTATCAACTTGATATACTGGAGAAACATTATAAAACCATTCCTTTACTTTAAATCCTGTATCACCTATTCCTAAAGTTTTAATTTTTATAGTATTATTTTTTTCAAAAAGACAATTACTATCTTCATAAGTTAAACTATCAATAACTGATGTGATTCTTACTTCAATAGTTTCGTCTTGGTCAAGGACAGAACTTCCATATGCAAAGGTATTAATACCAATAGTCTCACCACTCAATATAGTTTTACCAATTCCACTAAGACCAAAGAATTGAGTTAAGCTCTTGGATGTATATGAAACAATACCTACAGTATTATCAATATATCTAAAATGCAATTCTCCAGTAGTTCCAAATCCAACAGTTGAATCTACATCAATAACAGTAAGACCTGCACCAACTTCTCCAATAACTTTTGTTCTAGGAGGGGTAATAAAAGTTCCATATGTAGCTCCTTCTACTCTTGAATCTCTATTATATCCAGCATCGATACTTAGTTTATAAAAGGTATTTCCAGCACTAACATTAATAGATTCAACATGAGTTATGGGAGCATATGCTTTATCAATATTACTACCATTATATTCATCTTGAAATAATGTAGATAATTCAAGATTCATTGGATCGCCAGATATAGGCTCTACAACAAAATCTTTTGTAATTTTATAATTTGCATTAGATGGGGTAACAAGAAATTCTGAAGGTTTTATAATTTTTACATTTTCATTATATAAAGATTTGAATAAAATTTCAAAACCTCTATCAGTACCTTTACTTGCATAAAAATCCTTAGATTGTTTTATAAAAATATTTTGATCTAAATCTGATGAAAACTTTCTTGATTCAAATCCAGGAGTGAGTTGATGTTTAGTTTTAACTAAAAATTCTTTAAGAAAAAGAGAACTTAAATTTTGTATAGAATCACCTTTATCATGCTCTGCTGCATTTGTAGATTCAAATACTAGTTCTTCAGGATTGGTAGGACTTTTATAAGAAGTGATACCCGAAAATCCTCTTACACATCCAGTAAAAGCAAAGGTAGTTATTCCAGTATATGTAATAACTTCATTATTAATTTTTATTAATCCATAAGAATCTGGAAATCCCAACGTTCCTGTTGGGTGATTCTGCATATCAACTTGTATGGTATCACTAGAAATTCCTACAGAAGCTCCCAATCCAACATTTTCAATTAAACCAACTTGTTCACTAACTTTTGTATAATCATCAATATTCTGTACAAGATCAATAGGACCACCTTGATATTCCTGACCTTGATAATATGATTTTAAAAACTCAGAAACTAAAGGATATTCATTCCTAACGTATTGAGGAAGTTGGTTCTGAACTATGTTATTGAACTGGATTTTTTTTGTAGACATTTTATAATTTTACTATCTTAGTATGTTGAACCTGAAGTTGTATTTGTGATGGTGGCAGTAGTAGCAGTAGTAGTAGCAGTAGTAGTAGCACCTCCACCACCTGTAGTTGAATTACGTCCACCAGAACGAACTAGACTACCATTTGCATAACTTGATGTTGTAATATAATTAGAACCAGAAGGATTGAGACCTGATGCAATTTCATCAACCACAGTTTCAAAGTTACTGTTATTAATATCTAGTTGCAAATAAAGATCCTGTAATCCGATAACATCATTGGAAAGAGGACATGCTGAAATTTCAATAACAGTTTGACCATCCTTAATCATTCCTGATTGAACATTAACAGGATTTATAGTAACCACCCCATTCTTATAATCAATAGTTCCTATATTTCTTCTTACAACAGTAGGAGATGTTGAATCTATTGAAGGAAGAGTAAATAAAAATAATGATCCATTCAACTTATTAGTATTTGGAAGATCAGCAATATAAACATCATCCATTATTCCTGCAATTCTAAATGCAGATGATTTGATATTATATCCACTCATTCTTTTAATATAAAATTCATTACCAAAACCAATTGAATATTCTGCAAAAGAATTTAAAACAACTCTCAAATCCCTTCTCATATTAATTGTTGTAATATTAGAAGTTATTGCTTCACTACTCTTATCAATAAGTGATAAAAACTTACTATACTTAAATCTAGCTCCATACTTATTCATTTCTGTTGATTCTGCATACTTATTAGCATTGTTTTGAACAACACTAGAAACAAATGCGGCAGATTCTGCTAAATTTGAATTATAATATATTTTTGAATCAGCTTCAAGGTAAAGATACTTTAAATCAAGTATTTCGGGAACAATTCCCGCTACTGCATATTTCTTCAACTTCAATTTCATCTGTTCTTTAACCAAATTTGGAAGAAAATCACCAGTTTTTGGTTTTATGCTAATAAAAACTTTTCCATATTGAGGTGGAACAAGATCTTCACCTCCAAAAACAGAAATTGATTCTGTTTCGGGATAAATTTTTGCTGGAATTAGTGCTTCATAGTCATTTGCAGTAACTGCTCTATTTTGAGAAGAATAAATTCGTGGAGCAAACTTTCTAACAGACTCTACAGACTCAATTGCTTCTCCACCAGAAGCAACTATGCCTGTTGTAAGTAAAGAAATACCAGTTGTAACATTATAAGTATTTGCATTACGTGTATATTGGAGTCTTCCTGAAAAGTTGAAAGAACTTACTCCATTTGCAGAATCACCATTAGAAATAATGTAATTAATTGTTATAAAATTACCATCTTCGAGTACTTTTCCAAAAATTCCGTCTCCAAAAAATATTTCATATCTTTCATCTTCAATTTCTTGTAAAAAATAGACTTTTGAGTCAGATTTTACGTCAAAAAGACTATTTTGTGAACTATATTTCGTTTCTGTCGCAGATGCTTCAGTTGGATTTACTGTAACTGATATTAAATCAGTATCAACTCCGACATTTGGTAAAATAAACTTCTGATTTGGTATTCTTGCAGAATATGTGTAAGTTTGAGTTAATAATGTACCTTCATATATTTCAACATCATTAAAATTTGCAATTCCATTTTTTACAGGAGCAGTAATATCACTTAAAATTGAAAAAACAAAGGAGTTTCCACCAAATGATCCTGAAGAAGATGCTACTGGACCCCTTTTAAGGGTTAGAGTAGCAGGTGCAGGTGTAATTGCACTAGTATCAACAAAGAAGGACACTGTTGCCCGTGCTGCTTGCCTTGGGCGGGGTGTATAACCTATATTTCTTGCTAATGAAACTATGTTTTTCCTTAAAGTCGCGGTATCAATGAACACCTCATTGGTGATCATATTAGCATTATAAGATGTAATGTAAGTATTATATGCTAAAACATCTAAAATCGTTGAAAGATTAGATCCCTCAAAATCATAATCTGTAAAATTCGAGTTAGATTTTAAATATTCTTGTAATGTTTCTTTAACTTGGTCAAAATCCAAGTTAGAAAAGTTAGCTAATGGCATTTTTACCTACTTGACTGCAAAACAAACTGTAATTCTTGCAATGGAATATCTGCTCCAATGACTTCATATCTAATAACTACATCAAAACCATTATTTTCAAAATCAGGATATGCTTTTACATCTTCAAGTTTTACCCTTGGTTCGTAATTTGTAATGGATTGACGAATTTCATCAATAATAATACTAGAAGTTATATCATCTATGTTATCAAAAAGAGATTCAGTGATCCTTGAACCAAAAGGTTCGTCAAAAAATTTCTCTCCAGGTAGTGTAAAGACAATATTTCTCAATGAACGAGCAATTGCATTTTCATTTTTAAGTGCAATGAGGTCATCATTCAGTGGATTAGACTGAAATGTCATACTAATATCTTTAAAACCTCTACTGACTCGTTCTATCGGCACATTAATAAAGCGATTATTGTTTATTTATTAAGGATTGCAAACTATTGTTTCAAATAATCATAGTTTGATCGTCATATTCAAGTTCATCCTCTTCAAAATCACCAAAAATCTCACTTTGCACTAAATCATCACGTTTTTTAGGAGTAAGACGGTCATGAGAAACCTCTCTTAACATCTTCTTTTTAAGATTTTCCATAATTTTAGTATGTTTTTACTATTTAACAATAAAAAAAGGGGGATTGCTCCCCCCTGTAGTTTATTTTCCTTGTCCTCGATATGCTTTTTTTGCTTTATTACGAGAAGTTGCGGATAAAAGTGTGTTAACCGAGCGTCCTTGCCGAGTTTTTTTAGGAACCGAGATGAGTTTTACGGTTCCCCATGCTCCTTGTGTTGCCTTTGCCATTAAATCACCCTAGTCTTTTCATGTCCTACACGAATGCGAGGGTCGCACCATGTCTCAATACCTGCTTCTTTAGCATCTAGGCAGAAAGACACGTCCTCACCACACATATCCTGTACTCCACCAGACTCAAAGACTTGCATCTTAGGAGCAAACCAAGGATATTCAAGATTTTCAAATACACCCTTCTTAACTAACAACCATCCGAAACCAGTATAGTCTACTGTGAAAGGTTTGTTGCGTTTGCCCATTGACTCAACAGTCTCATGATTCATAACTCCCCCATTCTTACGGAAGTCATCCTCTTCTAACCAGTGAGCAACTGAGGTAGTATGTCCGTCTTCTGTAGCATACCAGCCAGCTGCGATTTGTCTTTCTTCACCATTCGCAGGTAATGCTAGATCGCAGAGTTGCCAGAACTTATTAACATCAAAGACAATATCGTTGTCAATCCAGAGTTGGTAATCATATTCTAATTTACCATCCCAAGGTATCTGATTGGGTCCACGAAGAACATTTGCACCAAGACACTTACATCTTGCAAAGTTAACCATAGAGGAATAATCTTGAGATATCTGAATACTCATTCCTGACTGTACCATATCAAAGCACAGTTGTACAAAATTCTTTAAAAAGGTATATGAACAACCTCTACCAGGAAGACAGAATACAATTGTCTTACCTTTCCATCTTTCTTTAATTGCAGGAATATCCCATTTGGGTGCTTCCTTTGTAGGTGCTTTGGCCTTAACAGTAAATCCTTTTGCCATAACTTGTAATTACTTCATTTCAATTATAGAGTAATTCTATGTATATGTCAACTTATTTAAATATTATATTAAAAGAAATCGATATTCTAGGTTCTGGTTTATTCGTGGGAGAAACTCCATGTAAAACATCAGCAGGAAATAATAACATATCTCCTGCTGTACATATAGGAGATATACCATTATAAGCTTCTCCAGTAAGTCTTTTGTACATCTTATGTCTAGAAAATGAATGTGGATTCCGAATATTTAATTCACCATTATTATCTGTTATAAACCAAATAAATGTTAAATCACTTTGTGGATGATCATGATAAACATTATAATCATTATTCCGATTAATATTCAACCACCCATTAGCAAAATAATGATCTGGTAAAAAAGATGTACATTCACAAATATAATCACCAAAAGGAAA